TAGCTTCCGTTTTCCTAGCAATAAGCTTGATTATGTTGCTCAAAGGTTGGGACTAGGACAGAAGACTCAACATGAAGGCCATAGCTTATGGGTACGCTGTATGAACAACGATCCTAAAGCATGGAAGATCATGGAGACTTATAATAAACAAGACGTAGTTCTGTTAGAGAAAGTGTATGATGCAATACTCCCGTGGATTAAAAACCATCCCAACCATAACCTTTACAACGAAAGCGGGCATGCCTGTCCTTCCTGTAATTCTACCAAGGTTCAACGGAGAGGAGTATCCCACACAACTGGGGGAGTATATCAACGATACCAGTGTACTGATTGCGGAACGTGGAGTCGCTCTACAAAAGCAATACGTACAAGACCGGAGATCAAACGTGATTAATGAGAAAGATGTACAAGATATGATACCCGAAGGTGGGTTAAAGTATGACCAGTCTAAACCACGAATGGACTTGTTAGACTTCGATGCACTGGAAGGCTTAGCTAAGGTATTAACATTCGGAGCAAACAAATATGCTGCACATAATTGGCGGAAAGGTATCTCATATAGTAGGCTTACCGCTGCTATGCTTAGGCATTTGGCTGCTCTCCAAAAAGGTGAGGATATCGACCCAGAGTCGGGGCTTCCTCATATTGATCATCTTGGTTGTTGCTGGATGTTCTTATCTAATATGACTAAAACACGACCCGATCTAGACGATCGTTTTAAAGAGCATGCCACTAACACTAAATGAAATATACGATAAGCTTAAAGACATAGATGAGATTACTTTACTAGAGATACTTAATATCACTAGTGAAGATCTTGTTGAACGTTTTCAAGATGAAATCGATGAACACGCCGATAGGCTAGAAAAAGAATTACAAGACGAGATTGATGAATAAATTAAATGATTACCAGCACTACATCCACGCTAGTCGTTATGCCCGTTGGTTGCCTGAGCAAGGCCGACGAGAGACATGGGAAGAAACAGTAACACGGTACTGTACGTTTTGGAAAGAACGTTTCCCAGAAACATTTCCATATGATGATATCTATAAAGCTATCTATAATCTAGATGTAATGCCGTCCATGCGTGCACTTATGACAGCAGGACCTGCACTAGATCGTGATAACATTTCAGGATACAATTGTTCCTACTTACCAATCGATGATGTCCGTGCTTTTGATGAAGCCATGTTCATCCTTATGAATGGTACAGGTTTAGGTTTCTCTGTAGAAAGACAGTATGTACAAAAACTACCTACAGTCGCTAGTGAATTCAGCCGTTCCAGCACTACTATCGTCGTTGCTGATTCGAAGCAGGGATGGGCTAGTGCTTTACGTGAACTTATCGGACTCTTATACTCCGGTTCTATACCTGCCTTGGACACAACCAAAGTCAGGCCAGCTGGAGCTAGACTTAAGACGTTTGGAGGACGTGCCAGCGGTCCTAAGCCCCTTCAGGATTTGTTTCAATTTACCATTGAGCTCTTCCAAAAGGCTGCCGGACGTAAATTAACATCAGTAGAATGCCATGACTTGGTATGTAAGATCGCACAGATCGTGGTTGTAGGAGGAGTTCGTAGGTCAGCCCTCATCTCCCTATCAAATCTTACTGATGAACGCATGCGTAACGCTAAGAACGGTGCTTGGTGGGAAGATGAAAAGCAACGTGCATTAGCAAACAACAGTGTCGCTTATACAGAAAAGCCAGACATTGGAATCTTTATGAAGGAGTGGCAAACACTATATGAAAGTAAATCTGGAGAGCGTGGAGTATTTAACCGCATATCTGCAAGACTGCAAGCGGAAGCTACAGGACGTAGAGAAGTTGATCACGAGTTTGGAACGAACCCTTGCGGCGAAATTATCCTTCGACCATGCGGATTTTGCAACCTTACAGAAGTCGTTGTACGATCAGATGATACAGTCGAACACTTACGTAACAAGGTTCGCATTGCTACAATCCTTGGAACTTTCCAAAGTACTCTCACTGACTTCAAATACATTAGAAAAGTGTGGCAACGTAATGCTGAAGACGAAAGACTCCTCGGTGTCTCTTTCACCGGAATCCTAGACAACAAACTATTACAAACCACAGACATTGAATCTGTACTTGGAGACTTAAAGAATGCTTCTATCGAAGTTAATAAAGAGTGGGCAAGCATACTTGGCATACCTCAATCAGCAAGTATCACTACTGTTAAACCCTCCGGTACCGTATCTCAGCTTGTTGATAGTGCTAGTGGTATTCATCCTCGGCATAGCGACTACTACATACGTACTGTTCGAGCTGATATTAAAGATCCTCTTGCTGTTTTCTTAAAGGAAAAAGGAGTACCCAATGAAATTGATGTGATGAATGATAGCAATCTCGTCTTCTCATTCCCACAGAAATCTCCAGAAGGTTCCGTCAAACGTAAAGACTGGACTGCAATTGAGCAGCTAGAACATTACCTTGCTTTTAAGAAGTATTGGTGTGAGCATAACCCATCTATTACAGTGTACGTTAGAGAACATGAGTGGATGGAAGTCGGAGCTTGGGTATACAAGAACTTTGATTTGATTGGTGGCGTAAGCTTCCTCCCATTCAATGATCACGTATACCAACAAGCACCTTATCAAGACTGTACCAAAGAAGAATACGAAGCTGCTGTTGCCTCGTTCCCTCAGTTAGATTGGGCAGAGTTTGATAAATATGAAGGTGATGATACTACAATTAATATGCATGAATTTGCATGCGTCAGTGGGAGCTGTGAATATGTTTGATGCTTTAAGTATTGAATTGATTAAAGGCTTTAGCGTAGGTATCCAATACTTTGATGAGTATGAAGATGCAGATGGTAAATTCTTTATTGTGTGTATTGATTTAGGAATCGTACGATGTCTGGGATACTGGACTCGTTAATGCCTGAGTGTGACCGAGCATCTACTTACAGTCCAGAACAAATGGATTGTGAGTGGGTGCCTTGGGATTGTGATAACGTCTCTGTAGACGTAGAGGAAGATGACGATGTTTAACAAACATGACGGTGGTAAAGGTGATAAGCCGATCCTACCACAAGATCAAGAAGCGTTTGATAATAACTGGGACAGAATCTTTAAAGCTAAAAAACAGAAAGAACAATATCCTTGTGAAGTAGTCAGACCAACTTCTAACGATGTAGAAGTGTCGCTTAAAGTAGATGCAAATAACGATGAACAAAAAGCTATAGTTCAAGTTAAGATTCCATTTTAAGTAGACAAAAAAATAGCCCCTTGGATCAAAGTCCTTGGGGCTTTTTTATTGCTAATTGATTAGTGGAAGGGACACAAGCTCGCCTGCCGATTCGTTGATGCCCTAGCTAGAAAGACGGAAAATAACTAGGTTCTTGATACCTTCCGTACCGTCTTGATTACTTAGAACATCCCAACTTACATTGCTCTTCTACCCATTGATGTAGGTATTCTAGTTGGACTTCTGTTTCGTTTGCTGCATCAACAAATTCTTGAGTGCAGATGGCTGCATTAGTTCCTGAGGCGGTTTGGGAAATGGGGCGCATTCCGCTGGAACCACTGTTGTTCCGCAACCCGTTAATGTAACTACTGTAACCATTAACAATATTGCTAGTAATCGTTTGAGCATTACGCTTCTCCTCAGCAACAAGATCTTTTTGATGCTGTGTTTGAACAGCTATCTCTTGTTGGTATTCATTTAATTTAGCATGTTCATGATGACCATACCATAAACTACCAAATGATAATACTGCCGCAGCAATATAACCATATATAGCTAGTGGTAATGGGAACATTATTTGTCTTCCAACGGTTTAGTCGTATAAATACGAAGCAAAGCCGTGATCAAACCAATAGCAATCATAACCGTGTTAAAGCTAACATCATCTAACAAGTTACGTAGGTATTGGGAGTTGTCAGAAACAGCTCCTAAGGCCGTTATAAGCCCGCTAAACCACATAGTTTTACTCTTAAGAGAGCCTTTAATTAAAGCTTTTAGTTTGGCCAACATAGCCGTCTCCTTTAAAACATTTCTGTTCAGCTAGACGCCTCTTCAGAATGCCTTCATTTTCTTTATCTGATGGTGCATGATCCCACTTAGGAAACTCCTCAGCTGCACCGTCGTAATCTAGTTCTTTTAATTTACGTAACAACGTTGAATGTTGAAAGTTATTAACACCTAAGTTGTAAACAAACGATACTAATGCATCAAACTCATTCTGAGTTAATGCAAGACCTGTTGAGTTAATAGCATGTTCAGCTACAAATAAATCATGCTGTAATAATGATGTTGCTTGACCCATAGTAATAGGACTACCAACAATACAACCATCCCCAGGTACAAGCATATGCCCATAACCAACAGTCCATTTACCAACACCATCTTGATAAGGCATACTTCTAAAGCCTTCAAATGTTTTAATCTGTTCAATGCCTAAATAAGAGGTATTCATTAAGAGTACTGTATCCTTATTGCTGGTACATAAACTCCTGTAACGGAGGGTAGTGTTTGTGTTTGAAGCGTAACTTTTCCATCATTGGAGTAAATCCAATATCGTGTCTGTTCTCCTGCAGCACGATGAACTGCATTAGCATAAGCAATCTGTGTTGTTTGACCGTTAACTAAAGCATAAAACTTACCTGAGTTAGCATTAACTGTCCAGCCTGAGCCAGTATTCTTTTCAGCATAAATATAAACAAACTGTCCTGATGCAGATGCAATAGCGTTTACAAACAATGCTAAGGTGTAGTCACCTTCTTGGGAAAAGGTAAAAACTCCTGTTGAATTATTGTATGTAATTCCTGAAGAAGCTCCAGTAGATGCAGGAGTTAATAATGTAGGTGTGCTAGTTAATGCAATAGAAGCTGACAGGTCATAAGCCTCAATGTAACAGTTAGGCTTTACTGTGTATCCATTACGGGTTAAATTGCTAGTAAAGTGACCTTCATTTGGAGTAGTAACGCCAATAGGGGTACTGTTAACATTAGAACCTGTAATTCCAACGCCACCAATAGAACCACCTGTAACATCAATAAGGTTACTGTTTTGTGTAGCCATAGTACCAAGACCAAGATTAGTCCTAGCACCAGCAGCTGTATTAGCACCAGTACCACCCTGAAGAATCGTCCAAGGAGATCCTCCAGTCTGTGCTACTTGAATATAGTTACCTAGATTACGAAACCATTCACGCCATCTGAAGTTTTCTTTAATCTCATCTTGTGGTATCGGTGGTAATAAATTAGCCATTAACAATAGTCCATATCTAAACAGTAGCCATGAGAATGTAACTCATCAAGTTGATCCTCAAGACGACAACCAATATCAGTACGATACATAATACTATTAGGTATTTCTATCTTCTGTTTGATTGTTTTATAAGCACGATCTTTAGATTGCTCTACTGTTGCACCAGTGCCAGACACAGTGCAAACATAATCACCGGCAGTAACATACATAGGAACGTTAAGCTTAAGCTCTCCGTCTTCCATTGCAGGACCTTTACCCATTTGTACTTCAGACAAGTGAATGTTCTTAACAGCATCTTCTTCTGTAACTCCCCATAAAGGATAGCCTGAGTTTTCCTTTTTAGTAATCTGACTATATGGATAATCAGGAATAGTTACAACTACACCTGTAGCAATCTGTGAACTTACTTTAAGTGTGTCTCGTCCTTCGATGAGGTCAAGCATCCATTCACAAGGATCTCCTTTGTGCAATGCTTGCTGAATCTGGAACAATGGCCAACCAGGACGCATAGTGAACTCAAGAGGCCAAGGACAACCGTTCTTGTCAATGATACAGTTGACATCAATATATCCTGTGTAACCCAGACCATGTAAGTAATCCTCAAGAGGTTTTAAAACTTCTTCAGCTAACTTTGATTCAGTTGTGTATCGTAGTACTGTTCCTTGTTCACCAGTAGCAACACCTAAGTCACCATTCATTAGCTTTTTAAACTCCCAGTTTTCACACCAGTGTTTACTAAAGCCACAAGTACCAAACCAACCACCAACTGCCATTTCAATACCACCATGGAAGTCTTGCAGAATGAAATCACCTTTATAGGAGTTCTTCTTCTTCCAGTATTGTAACATGTAAATCATATCAGCTGCATGCTTTGATACGTATGACAAAGCTTTAGCACCATCACCAATTGGTTTTGATACATAACGTTTTGGATTATCCATTACGTATTTAATAGCTTCATCGTACTTAGAGAAAGACTTAGAAGGGATTGTCATAATCCCTGCCTTCTCCATGACAGCAGCACCGTGTGTACGGTCTTGTTCCCATCTAGTAGTGTCCACGGACGGGCCAAAGATGGACCAAAGATAGGGTAACCCTTATCTCTATAGCGTTCCAATCCGTGGATATAGAATAGATTATCAGTACAGAAAACTAAGTCAGCCCAGTTCATGAACTTTTCCCAGTCAGATACACGCTCAATGATACCGTCTCCAGAATCATTACGTGAACCATCTTTATGGTGACGGATAAATACCTTTACATGGTGACCAGCAACCTGACACCGTAAAGCAAAGTCTAAACATCCGTTACCACCTGCATCAATTATAAGAACTTTCATCTTGATCGTCTTCTTCGTTATCTATTATTTTCATACCAAGCTTACGTTCAAGCTTATTCTTTGCACGTTCTATGTTCTTAGCAAGACCTTGACCACCAACCTTACCTTCCTCAGTACCACTTAATGGAACACCAAGGAAGCCAGCGATACCCTGAGCAACACTACCCTTACCTGCAGTAACACTAAACGGCAATACCGACTTAGCAACTTCAGCAAGAGCTTGTTCATTTGTCTGATCACGTGTCTTCAATACCATTCTAGGAACAAACCCAAGTTTGTTTGTAAATGTTTTATTGAAGTCACCTAACCAATGGTATGCTTCTGAGTAGTGTTTAAACGGATGTATAGCTCTACCATCACCCAACTCAATTGAGAAAAAGTCTTGGTTCTCAAAGATTGAATGACCAGATAAAGCAATGTTTAAACCATTACTGATTGTCATTAGATACATTAATGCTCGAACTTGGTATTGTCTAGCATGATCAGCAGATGTTAAAGGCTTACGTAGTCCTGCAAGTCCTTCTGTAATATTCCACTCAAGTGGATTAATCTTAGGAAGTGCTCTAGCAAATACACGTAATGTAGATAGTGTCCAGTCAGGAGCAAACTCTACAATCTGTAAATACCTACGACCTTCAGGAGAGAACATATTCATCTTCAAGTTCTGAAGATACTTGTTACTATCCCTTGCCGCTCCAAACCAATCAATACCCCCATAAACGTCATTAACATGTCGAGCAATCTCTTCACGTAAGAAACGTTCTGGAACGTGTGGATGATCTATCATTGCTTTTTCAAGCAACGCATTTGCTGTTACCAGCTTAGAACCATCATGGATAATATCCCATGTAATACGATCTAATAACTGTTGTGGTTTACTTACAGCCTTAACAGTCTTCTGAGCTGCATCACCTTCAAAGCCACCAGTCTTATACAAGAAGTCATCAACTGATTTAGCAACGTGATCCATAACTCCAATACCTGCGTCAGCCTCAGCACCTAGTTTTAAATTTACATCTTGCCATGCTTTTAATTCACCAGATTTAAAGGCCTCATCATATGCTTTAGTTAATTGAGTATATGATTTAAGGTTGTCTTTAACACCAAGTGAGAAAGCACGACCAACGTTAAGTGTTGTTGCATGGAACAAAGAGTAACCAACGTTAAGACGCTTTGTTATACTTGATAGTGTATTTAAACCACGCATAACCATACCCATATCAGATGAGTCGATTACAAACTTAAGGGGTAACATCATGTCAGGATGCACAGCATACCCGTCATACATACCAGCTGTAATACGTTTATAGTTATATGGGACAGGAGTACCTGGTTTTTTAGTATCAATAAATACTTTAGTACCATCAGGCAATTCAAACTTAGTTAACTTGTCTATGAGTTCTTTGTTTAACTTAGCTTTAAACATAGTGTTGCCATACTCTTCAGCTACAGAAGCAATGTCAGTAGTCTTAAGTTTAAGACCCCCTTGCTCAAGTGCTTGCAAGAATGCATCATAGTTCTCATGAAGACGTTGCTTACCAAACTTACCAGTGACTGGAAAGCCGGCTTGCTTCTGTTCAAACTCCGATAATACTTTCTCAAGTAATTTAGGATCATTACCACGCATGTCTACAATACGTGTAGCATAGTCTTGTAACATTCCTTTAATTACTTTAGCTTCTAAAAACTGTTCACCCCATTGTTTCATTGTATTCTCATACAACTTAGCAGTGTCTTTTAATTCTTTAGGAAGCTCATCAATCTTACCACGTTGAATAGCTTCGTAGATCTTAGAACGATCAGCTGCTTCCGGAGTCATTTCACGGAGCATCTTACCAAACTGAGTAATGTTAGAACGTTCAATATCTAACTTAGCTAAGTGGAATCCAATCTGATCCATAAAAGCATTGTCCCAAGTTTTAAAGCTTGGTTGTTCTGGTTTCACTGGCTCAATACCGGACTGTTTAAAATAGTTCTCTCTATTAAATTCAATCTGCTTTTTAACCTCTGGCTTATTAATATGAGCCATGAGTTCTGTAAAGTCTGTTGGTTTTCTAGGACCAGTAAACTCTTCAGATTGTTTACGCAATTCCTTAATGTTGCCAACAACATCACCAACTTCTTCAGGCTTAACACCTAAACGTTCCGCAGACTGTTTAATCTTTTGTTCTTCAGTACGTTCAACCTTGCCAAGAATCTCACCAGTCTCTTTATCGATACGTGGTTTCTCTGGCTCAGGTACGGGCTCTTCAGCTCTGCGCTTTTCAAAAGCAGCATACTCAAGATCTTGACGTTCTTTATTTGCTTTGTACTTATCAACTTCAGCTTTAGATGGGTCAGTTAACTGTCCAACCTTTTCAGTTAGTCCAGTCTTGTCAGCAACCTTGCCTCCCGCCTTTCCAAACATCTCACCAAGACCTAGGATAGCTGTGCTAACCAAAGCTTCGGATTGTTCAGGAGTGGCTCCAGTAACCTCAGAAACCTTCTTAGAGGCCCATTCAGCGCCTTGCCCTACCTTACCCATTACCTGGTTGATCTTCGCTTCTTCTAGGGTCTTTTTATCCATTCCTAGGCGTACTGCTAGGTCAGTGATAGGAGAACCAGCCACATCTTGGATGTGCTTATTAGAATCAGCTACGTATTTATCTACAGCTCTAGGGTTAATACCTAGTCCTTTTGCAGCCTCACCAACGTCTTTAACGACAGTCTCAGCAACAAAAGCAGGGAGTCCAGCTACAACATCAGCACCAGCAACGATCTCTCTAGCCGCATAAGACAGTGGATGCTTCATTGCTTTGTCAGTTTCAGATGGGGCATAATCCTCATCATCCTCAACAGGAGCAGATACTTTAGATGGTTTAGCTGATGAAGCCTGTGGTAATCTACCAACAATAGTACTATCCTGTGACGGACCTCCCATATTTATATTACCAATAATTGAATCATCAGCCATCTTTATCCCTATTATTTAAGAGTACGCTTTTTAGTTTGACCAGTTTTAGGATTATTAAAGATTAACTCATCTCCAATAGTACCCTGAAATTCCCAGTCACCTGTTTGTTCTTGCTCAACAATCTTATTAATCTTCTTAGTGCGCTTAGCTTGTTCATACTTAGCCATCTCACGCTTCCAAAGTCTATCAAGATCTTGTTGTTCCATTGGACGACCAGGCCCAGCAATCTGACGTACTGGTGGCTTATCTTCTTCTGCGGCATCTGGCTTAGCCTCTGCTTTAGAATCAGACTTAGCAATTCTAATATTACCTTGTTCATCTACAGTATACTGTTTAGATGAATCATAATTCTTACCAAGAGTAGACTTAACTTGATCTAGTAATGGACCACTAGCAACTTGTTGCTTTGGTTCTTCTTTAGAGTCTTTAGGTACAGCAGCTTGTTTACCACCTTTACTATCACCCTCTTTGCCTTTGTAACGACCAAGTTCA